CTGGACCAGTTAATTCTTGTTGTCTGTAACTTGGCATACCCATAAAATTAGACTGTAGTTTTTGATTATAATTCATATCTACATTAGGTGTTTTTTGACTATTCATATATTTATCTTGATTAATAGCATTAAAATCATTTATTAATTGATTAGTAGAACCAGAAAAATAATTTTTGTTTTTATTTCCAGTAAAAGCATTTGTATTAGGTATTCCAAAACTACTAGTAACAGCTTCTACATCTTGTTCTGCTTTTGGCAAATTAAGACCTAATCTATATTTTTCTTGCGGAAGATATTGAAATTGTTTGTAAAGTTCTTGATCCCCAGGATTATAAAATGCTACCATTACCTTCTACCTCCTGGTGCAATATCTAATCTAAATGTACCAAGTTTCCAATCTTCATTAGTAGTAGTGTTAGCAACTTTAATAGCAATAGATCTAGCTCTAAGTCGTGTATCTTTTTTAGTCGTAGTAGAACTAATATCAAAATTTGTCGTAGTTGCAGAACTATTTGGATAGTTTCTTGTTACAAAACTGACTCTAGTATTTCCTGTCTGTGAAATAAAATCTGGTATAAATCTTTGTATTCTCATAATAAACTCACCATCTCCTCTAAGATCTGGCATACCTACAGTTACTCCTGTATTACTTCTTCTTTGTGTAATATCAAAGTCACCAGATGTAATCGTACCAATAACAGCAGTTGTTACACCACCGGCATTAATTTGATCGGTCCCTGTTTCCTGTTTATAGTATATAGTAATACCATCAGTATTTCCAATACATTCGGTAGATGCATTGTCTGTTGAATCATAATAAGTTGCGTGTGGTTTATCAAATACTGCAGAATCTTGCCACGCTGTTCGAGGTAAAGTACCTGTTGTCCATATAGGACGTTTAGGATTAGAATCTAAATAGTTATAAGTAACCACTCTATTAACAGCGTCTGATGCAGACGTGCAATAAAACCAACTAATCTCACCAAACAAGTTATTTAAACCTGCATTAATAAGATCTCTAGATACAGCATTAATATCATCATAAACATGGTCTTCAACAAGACATGGCATAGATTTTAATTGACCATCGTAAGTAAAGAATCCATTCTCGGACATCCAATAAGCAGAACCATCAACCTCTATACATGCATTTTTACCAAACAATCCACAGTTAGTTCCTACTTGTTCAAATGAAAATGTAAATGGTTGACCTACAAACTTCATAAGAAACAATGCGGTATCAGTCCAAACGTAAATAGCATCTCTACCTTTAATAGCTCCCATAATTTTAGAACCATCCGCAAGTCTTTGAGTACCTGCAGTATTGTTTGCTTTAACTGTATATGCATCTGTGCCATCAATATTTTCTTGGTCAGAAAATCTAATAAACATATTGTCTTGCGTCGCAGTATTACCTACTGTAGTTTCCGTACCAAAAAATACTAAATGTCTGTCTGGTGTAGATACTAATACATGACGTGATGCTGTAGGTGCATTGGCTAGTAATGTAGCTCTAATTGATGTTGCGTTTGAAAGAGAAGCATCCCATTCAAAACAAGATCCGTTATAGATAAGAGCAATTAATTTTGTACCATAGTTATCAAGAACCCACATTCCAGGATCAATAGTAAAATCAGCGTTAGACGGGTCGCCCCATGCAACATAATCTGATATGTTTAAAACACTTGCACCACCGCTATGTGTTGCTTTTGTAGTTCCGTTAACCCCTCTTGCTCCTCCGCTTAAAGTATTAGTTGCAGTGTCATTACTTGTAAAACTTATATCTTCTGTGCCAATTCTAATTTCTCCTGATGATGGAAATGCTGCAGAGTTTGCTAATACAATATCTGTTGTTATTAAATCTGTTATAGCTGTTGATAAAGTAGTTGTGGCTGCTCCTAAAGCTGTTCCACCATATAGACCTGTACCCCAACCAAAACCCCCAAGTTGTTGTGCTGGTCCTACGTGATAATAACATAAAACAGAAGTAGATCCTGCTGCACTCATTGGTGTTCCTGTTTCAGTAGCAGTCATTGTAATAGTAAAAGTGGTAGTCGTAGGTATGGCTGTTACCATAAATTTTTTATCTTCAAAATCTGTAGCATCAAAACTTGATGATGCAGGAATACTAGCCACGCTGTCTAGCATTACAATATCTTTTTCTGCTAATCCATGTGAACCACTACACGTAATTGTAATAACATTTTGATTAAATGTACTTGTAAAAGTAGCACCAGTTAATGTTGCTCTAATAGGGTGTATGTCATAATATACTCCGCCTGAGTATACATATAAAATTCTATTAGTTCCTATAGCTGCGTATTTAATACCAGCATTATCGTCCCAATGATGAATAGCTCTAGCCGCACCAGTTAATTTATCATCACCTAACTGTGTCCAACCGCCTATTTTTTCTGGAGTACCGTATCTAAATCTGACATTGTCACCATCAAACCATTGTCCCTCGGCCCCGGTCTCTGTGACTTGTTTATTAAACCCAGGTGCAAATCCTAATTTTTGTAACATATAACCTCATTATATTATGTATTCCTTATTGGTGGAACACCTAACATTGGCCTTCTGTCGAACCTATTCTTTTCAGCAAAAGGACCATTTACATGGTTATAATGAAGAAATACCTGTCCGCAAGTATTACCTTCAAAAGGTTCTCTCCAATGCTCTAATTCACAACCACTATATACCAGCATATCGCCAACATCAAGCAGGACTTTAGTGCCTTTAGGTGCATCGGGTTTATGTATATTTTTATATTCGTCTATAACTGAATTTGCTCCAGTACCGTCAATAAATATAGGCCAAGGATCGCCTCCTAAATTTATTGTAGTTGATATTTCACAACTTGGTCTATCTTTATGTCTTTTTAATTCATCACCATTTTTGTATAGTCTAGCGTATGAATAAGTTGGAATTAAATTTAGGCCTGTTTCTTGCTGCATTACTGGTAATACTTTCACTAAAAGGGTCTCCATTACCGGATCAGCATAATGAGAATAAGTGTTTGGAATTTGTTGATCGGTCCATGTACCAAGCATTCCTGTATCATAGGTAATGTTGTTATCGTACATCCATTTAACTGCATCTCGTTTAAGAAGAAAATAGTTAAATATAAAATTAGCTAATTCATAGCTAATTGCACCTTTGATTACTTGATATTTATTGAAAGCCATCTTGTATAAAATTAAAACTTACTGATATTCTTATATCATTTGATTTATTGGGTTCAACACAATGCCATAACCAAGCAGGAAACATAATTATTCTACCGGGTTTTGGGTCTATATGACACTCTCTCCACAAATGTTGTGGTGGTTGACCTGGTTTTCTCATAGGCATAGTAGTTTGTATTCCAGGTCTTGGATCATTACAAACAAGTTTTCCTGAATTGGGTTGTGCATGCACATAATATACACCACTAAATAAACTATTGGGGTGTATGTGTGGTCTGTTATAACCATCTTGATAATTTATATTAGCCCACATATTACCTAGTCTAGGTTTTCTATCTAACCATTCTTCTTTAAATACTTCTGTTATCATTTTAAATAATTCATTTACTAAAGGTTTAAACTGTGGCAGTTCATGCATATTAGTTTCACTATGCCAACCATTAACATTTGTTTTTTGTATACCTTTATTTTTTTTAGACCAGTTAACTATTTCATTAGCCATATAGTGGTTATCTAATTGTGTATCATAACCGTAAATAATTGTTGGAAAAAATTGTTCTTTAATCATCTAAAAGGTTTACCTCCAAACCAACAAACCAAAGATTGTCTCATTCCTTTAGTTACTGGATTAACTCTGTGATTTAAAAATGATGCAAATATAATTGCATGTCCTTGTTTAAGTTCTGCAAACTTACCTGGTGCCATTAATTCTAAATCTCCTCCTTCAAATTCTGATGGATCGTTTAATAAAAGAGTCATTGATATTTTTCTAACAGGTGGTTCGTGGCTCATGTTTACATCACAATCCATATGCCAATCATAGAATCCTCCTTCAGGATATTCTGTAAATTGCGCATTTTCTGTAACTTGTATATCACCAAAACCAAAATGGTTTTCATTTGCTTTTTGTATAAAATTATTAAGATCACAATACATGTGTCCCATTTCTTTAAAAGGTATCCAAGATATTGTTGTAACTCTTTTCTTTGTATCTGTTCCACCACCTGGTTTACCCATACCAACTTGTGCTGTCTGTGGTTTTTGTCTTCTACCACATTCAATAATTTGCCTGCATTGATCTGGTGTAAATAATGGTGTAGTTGTTTGTACAATCCAACTCTTCCATTTAGGTTCTGTGATGTGTCTATTTTCGTACATTAACTTACTCCTCTGTTTCTAATTGGGTCATACTGCACATCCATATTTGCAGCAAGAGTTCGTCTATATCCTGGTCCATTAAAAGGATATACGCAGTGTCTCATATCATATGGAAATATATAAAAATCTCGTTCTGTAATATCTGGTTGATAATCTACATTTGCAAAATGTCCATTAGTTGAACCTAATATTTGTAATTTACCATTCTGTGGTTGATCAGCTGCAGAATATTCTACGCCATAAGATTCTGGTAATTTTAAAATCATTACACTAGACAATCCTGTAAACAATGTTCCTTGATGAACGTGCACTGGATTGTATTCGTGTTCAAACATTTGATTAACCCAAATAGAATTAAAATGCATATTGTATTCTCTTACTTTGTTCCATTCTAAATAATGACGAAACTTTTGTTCAAACCACTCTAATACATTATTAGGTAAATGATTATGTTTAGTCATCTTAGAAGTATCTTCACCATTGTAAAATAAACTATGTTCTTTCTCTATCTTACCCACTAATTGTTTATTAGCAGGTTTAAGTTCAGGATACTTAGTTTCATAAATATGATTAATCGTATTATATACATCAAGTGGTACTTGATATTTTAATACCGATTGACCTAAAAATATAAAATTAAAATCTGATGTGTTCATATTTCTGTCTAATCCTTTCTGGAATTTTATCTATATAAGGATTGTGTACCTTTCTAACAACTGATCTTATGTTATGCATATTCTTTCCTACGATAGTATCGTCATACTTCATACCATTAACTTCTACTTGTTGCAAGTTTTCAAACCTGTGATTAAAATAAGGTAATCCCATAAACTGATATACTTTACGAATCTCTTGTTCTGGTTGTGCAACTAAATCATCATACTTTACAAAGTGGCATATGTCTGGGTAGTTAAATGCATTTTTAATTGCTTCTAAATCTTTTGCAACAGCACCATCTTTATTCA